CCAGAACAACTAGGAGTAACAGAATCACCAAAAGGTTTTACTTTTGATTTAAAACAAATAAAAAGAACTAGATTTTTTAGAGCTATGCAACAAGGAAAATCAATGACAAGACGTATAGAGCATTGGGCAGATGGTATGGATGGTGCGACTAGAATTGGTAAGGGTTTAATTGGTAGCGTTGTTTTAGAACGTGACGGAGTAGGAGCATTTACAAAATATATTTGGAGACCAGTAAAAGATGCACTTAATAAATACAGAATAGAAAGATCAAATTACACTAAACGTTATACGCAGATGATAGGTAAATTAGATTTAGGTAAAGGTACAATTACATCTGGAGAATTAGGTTTTACATTTGGAAATGCAAACGGTGGATATGGCAAGGTTGAAATCTTAGGGGCTATGTTGCATACAGGTAATGCAAGTAATTTAAGAAAACTGTTATTAGGTCGAGGTTGGGGTGATATTAATGAAGACGGTTCATTAAATACAAGCAGGTGGCAAACTTTTGTAGATCGTATGATAGATGAGGGAATATTAACTGACAAAGATTTTAGGTTTATACAAGACGTATTTGATTTAAACGAAGAAATAAAACCACTTATACAGGAAGCTCATAGAAAAATTTATGGATATTATTTTAAAGAAGTAGAAGCAACACCTATAGTTAATAGGTTTGGAACATTTAGAGGTGGTTACGTTCCAGCCAAGACTAGTCCTTTTCTTGTTGCTAACACAGAATCTAAAGCAAGATTAGAAGATTTAAGAAATGAATTTAGACAGTCATTGCCTTCTACTGGTAATGGTTTTACCAAAGAACGTGTGGAATATAACAAACCATTATCATTAGACTTACGATTAATGACAAAGCATATTGACGATACAATACGTTTTGCGTTTGTACAACCTGCAATAGAAGACGTATTTAGGATTTTAAAAAATAAAGATGTATCAAAACGTTTGCAAGAACTAGATCCAACAATTATGGATGATGCATTAATGCCTTGGCTTAATCGTTCTGCTCGTCAAACAACTATGATTGCAGGTCGTTTTAAAGGTATGGATAAATTCTGGAGCATGGTTAGAAGAAATACTGGTGTAGGTATTATGTTTGCAAATATTAGGAATGGATTACAACAATTTACAGGTTATTTCCCTGCAATGATAAAAGTAGGACCATCATATTTAAAAAATTCGTTAGCGCAATATGTACAAAACCCTATGAAATTTCAAGAAGAAATAGCGGAGTTGTCACCATTTATGAAAGAACGTCAATTTAATCAGATATTTGATGTGCAAGATACGTTAAATCAACTGTTAATAAATCCAAATGAATTTCAAAAAGTACAAAAATGGGCAGAAAGACATGGATATTTTATGCAACAAGCATTTCAAAATCAAGTCGATACTGTTGTGTGGTCTGCAACTTATAACAAGGTTTTAACAGAAAGTCCAAAAACTATGTCAGAAATAGAAGTGCAAAAAGAAGCTATACAACAAGCGGATGCAAACGTGCGTTTAACACAAGATAGTTTACAAGCAGAGGATTTAGCAGCATTTCAAGTTGGTTCACCTTTTTATAAAACTATGGTGCAATTTGGTGGTTATTTTAATATGATTGCAAATTTAAACGCTACACAATATAAAAAATTATTTAATGATCTTGGATGGCGAGGTACAAAAGGTCAATTGTTTATGACATATTTATTAGGTTTTGGTATGCCTGCATTTGTTGCTGATTTAATTGTTAGAGCAACAGGTGGTGATTTTGATGATGAAGATGAAGATGGTTATTTAGACGATGTTGCTGGTTGGTTTTTTAATTCGCAATTAAGATCTGCTGCTGCATTAATACCTTTTGGCAATATAGCTGTTGTACCATTTAATGCATTAAATGACTTACCATATGATGACCGCATAACAACAAGTCCATCTGTATCTACTTTAGAAGCAGGTAGTATTGGTACTGTTAGATTAGCTGTTAATGCTATTGATCCTGATAAAGAAGTTACAGGTAAAAATATTAAAGATTTTCTAACATTAATGACGTTAGTTACAGGTATACCATTTACATCTATAGGCCGTCCTATAACTGTTCAGTGGGATATTAATAGAGGTGTTATAGATCCAGAAAATACACCAGATTATATAAGAGCGTTAATTACTGGTAAAGCTAGTCGCAGAAGTAGGGAGTAAAGGTGTGACCGTAAAGCAGAGAGATATTGGTAATCTAAATAAGATAGTGAAATAGTCTAATTAATGACGATAAATTCGACTACTAGAAAGACTAATCCTTTTGTAGGTAATGGATCTGCACATACTTTTCCTTTTTCTTTTAAAGTTTTTACAGACGCAGATATAGTTGTTAAAAAATTAGAAGCAAGCACAAGTATAGAATCAACATTAACTTTAGGATTAAACAACGATTATATAGTTACTTTAAACGCAGACCAAAATAGCAATCCGGGCGGTAGCGTTACTTTAAAATCTGGTGGTAATAATTCTAATTTACCAAGTGGTTTTAGTATTGTTATTACATCTGACGTAGAAGCATTACAAGGTACAGACCTGACTAACCAAGGTGGGTTTTTTCCAGAAGTTATTAATGATGCTTTAGATAAAGCAATAATTATTCACCAACAACAACAAACAGAATTAGATAGGTCAATTAGATTTTCACTTACTAATACCATTGGTAGTTTAGAAATTACTGAAAACGCAGCAGCAAGAGCTAACAAAGTTTTAGCATTTGACTCTGCCGGTGAATTTGAAGTACTGCAAGAATTAGGTACATATAGAGGTGATTGGACGGCTGGTCGTGCTTACGCTGTAAGAGACTTAGTAAAAGATACATCTACAAATAATATTTTCTTTTGTAATACAGCGCATACATCCTCTGGTTCACAACCATTAACAACTAACACCAACTCTGCAAATTGGGATCTTATTATAGACGCAGCAACAGCAACTACATCGGCAACTAATGCAGCATCGTCAGCAACAGCATCTGCAAACTCAGCAACAGCAGCAGCCAATAGTGCTACAGCAGCAGCATCAAGTCAAACCGCAGCAGCAAGTTCTGCTACAACTGCATCAACAAAAGCAACTCAAGCAGATACTGCAAAGACAGCAGCGCAAACTGCACAAACAGCAGCAGAAACTGCTAAGACCGCAGCAGAAACTGCACTTGATTCTTTTGATGATAGATATCTTGGTGCTAAATCGTCTAACCCTACACTTGATAATGACGGCAACGCATTAATAGATGGAGCATTATATTTTAATACGACAGTAAACAGAATGAGGGTCTATGACCTTGGCAATACTACATGGTTAGAAGTTACTATTAGTGGTTCTGATCTTACAAATACAAATACAGTTGCAGGTGCAATAAGCAATGTTAACGCAGTAGGTGGCAACATATCTAACGTAAATGCTGTAGCTTCTAACGCTACAAACATTAATGCCGTTAATAGCAACTCAAGCAATATTAATACTGTTGCAGGTGCAGCATCTAATATCAATACTGTTAGTGGATCAATAGCAAATGTAAATACTGTTGGCGGTGGCATAGCAAACGTAAACACAGTTGCTGCTGAAATTAATAATAATAAATTACAAACGGTAGCTAATAATATTAACGCAGTTGTTACTGCTGCAAATGATTTAAACGAAGCTACTTCTGAAATAGATACAGTTGCTAATAATATTGCAAACGTAAATAACGTAGGAAACAATATATCTAATGTTAATTCGGTAGCAGGTATTGCAAGTAATGTAACTGCTGTTGCCGGTAATGCGTCCAATGTTAATACTGTTGCTGGTGCAATTACTAACGTCAACAACGTAGGTGGCAGCATTGCAAATGTAAATACTGTTGCTAGTAATCTTAGTGGTGTTAATGCTTTTGCAGCTAGATATAGAGTAGGAACAACAAATCCAACCACTGATTTAGATAATGGTGATTTATTTTATAATACAAATTTAGGAAAACTTCTTGTTTATAACGCAACTAGCAGTGCATGGGAAGAGACACAAACTATTGGTAATTTCTTTATAAATACAATAAGCCAATTTTCTGGTACTGGTGGTAATAGTGCAACGTTTAATGGTGCTGCTTACAAATTTACGCTAAGTAATGCAGGTCAATTTGCACAACAAATGCTAGTCAGTATTAACGGTGTTGTACAAAAACCTAATAGTGGAACAGGGCAACCCAGTGAAGGTTTTGCATTAGATGGTAGTGAAATTGTATTTAGTTCTGCACCACCAACTGGTGCTGATTTCTTCATTGTTACTATTGGAGCAACAGTCAGTATTGGCACGCCAAGTAATGGAACGGTAACACCTGCTAGTTTTGTAAACGGAACATCTGGTAATAACGGTAAATTTTTAAGAGCTAATAATGGTGCTGCACCAAGTTTTGAAACTGTTAATACAGATTTAGTATCTGACACCTCACCACAGCTAGGTGGTGACTTACAAACTAATGGTAACAATGTTAACTTTGCTAATAATGATATAGCAACATTTGGAACAGGGTCAAATTTAAAAATCTATCACAGTGGTAGTAATGCAATTATTGATGCTTTTGGAAGCGGTTGGTTAAATATAGGATCTGAGCAAGGTATTGCTTTACGACATGATGGGCCAGATAGTGGTGGTGATGGAGATGATGCTGTAAAAATTTATCCTGATGCTCAAGTCGAATTATTCTATGATGGCAATAAAAAGATTGAGACTACAAGTGGGGGAGCAACAATAACAGGAAGTTTAATTGCAACTGCTAACGTAGAAGCACAAAATAATATGCACGTTGGTGATGGTAAAAAATACCTTGCTGGAAATAGTAATGACCTAGAAATCTTTCACGATGGATCAAATCGAATACGAAGTACTCAAGTTAATACAGACATATATATAGAAGGTGTTGGTAACGAACCAAATAATCCATATATTTATTTAAACCCAAGACGTGATCAAACTGGATTAAGAGTAAAAGCCAATCAAGGCGTAGAGCTATATTACGACAATAGTCTTAAACTTCAGACAACCTCAACTGGCTTTGATGCTGGGGAACTAGAGTTCAAGGATACAAGTTCTACTGATCGAATGTTGCTTCTTGGTACAACTGATAGTTCAACAGCAAGATGGAGTGGCACAAGACAAGGTATAAAATTAGCTGGAAGTAACCCAATTCTTTATTATCTTGATACTGATAATAATAAAGAAGCATATGTTGGTGGATCAAATGGAAATGTTTATTTGGGTGCAAGTGAAAGTGGAAAAATATTGTTACAAACAGCAGGGTCAGGTACATCAACTTATAACCGTTGGTATGTAACTGCTGATGGACATTTTGAACCAGCATCTAATAATACTTTTGATATAGGTTCATCATCTTACAGAGTGAGAAACGTCTACACCAATGACCTTCACTTATCTAACGAAGGTTCATCTAATGATGTTGACGGAACTTGGGGAAGTTATACTATACAGGAAGGAGCAGAAAATCTTTTCTTAGTAAACAAACGCAATGGCAAGAAGTACAAATTTAATTTAACGGAGGTATCATAATGGGTATTAATTTTGCTACTGGTGGAGATCAAGATTTTCCAGCAGGAATTTCTCAAGTTGTTCAAGATACGAAACTTGATACTTTTAGCACTTCAAGTAATACTTTTGTAGATATTACTGGATTATCTGCAAGTATTACCCCACGAAGCTCAAGCAATAAAGTTTTAGTTATTGTTGATTTAAAAGGTTGGTGTCAAAATGCACAGCATGGGGCAATTCAAATAAAAAGAAATAGTACAGTAATTTATGTAGGAAATTCTGCTGGTTCTAGAATTGAATGTTCAATTGCAGGTTTATATGAGCATGGAAGCCCAACTAATCCAATTGGTACAGGTTTTGCAATGTTTTTAGATACACCAAATACAACAAGCTCATTAACCTACTCACTTCGTTGTAAAACAATTAGTGACCATGTTGACATTAACAGAAGCAGAAGTGATCCCAATAGCGGTGATAGTGCTAGGTTTCCATCTAGTATTACATTAATGGAGGTACAGTAAAATGTCATCACCTTTAGACCATGAAGCAATTAGAAAAGCCTATCCAAATTGCGTTACAATAGACGATTCTTTTGGAACTTATTTTCTTGATAAAGATGGTAATAAAATTACTTTTGACCAGAATTTAGTTGATGCTGCAAGGGTTGAACTATCAAAAGAGGATTACAAATGGAAAAGAACAAATGAATATCCACCTTATTGGGAGCAACTTGATTACATCTACCACAACGGAATTGACAAATGGAAGACAGATATAGTCGATCCTGTCAAAAACAAGTACCCAAAACCTAGCTAACTATGGGATTAACACAAGTATCAACAGATGGTGTCAAGAATGATGCCATAACAAAAGCAAAAATCCCTGCAAATCAAATAGAAGCAAGTGAACTGGCAGATAATGCAGTTGACACTAATGCCATAGCAGATCAAGCTGTGGCTTTATCTAAGCTTCCTCATGGTGATGGTAATAGTGATGGTAAGTTTTTACGAGCAAACAACGGAGCAGACCCTAGTTTTGAAACAGTTACAAGCACAACAATAAACAACAACGGAGATAACAAAGTTATTACTGGATCTGGTACTGCTAATACTTTAGAAGCTGAGTCAACTTTAACTTGGAATGGTACTTTATTAGACATAAATCAAAGTGGAACAGGTGAAACTGGATTAAAACTTCGTAATAGCGAAGGAGGTTTATATGTTCGTTCAAATGACGATAAAACATTTATTGACACAGACCAGTTAATAATTAGAACTGAAGCAGAAACAGAACGTATGCGTATCGCAAGCAATGGAGAAGTTGGTATAAATATTTCTAACCCCGAAACTTATGGGATAAGTGGTACAGGTTATGGAGGTTTAACTGTTCAAGCACCTAGCGGTGGTTATTCTGGTATCACAATTAGAAGTAGTTATGCTGGCGGTGGTGCATTATTTTTTGCAGATGGTAACAGTAGTAATGCAGAAAGAAAAAATCTCGGTTTTACTGCTGACCATGTAAACAAAAGATTAAACTGGATTGTAGAAGGTTCTACAGTAGCAAGATTCACTGAACATGGTTTTCATCCTAACCCAGCAGACTCCGCAGCAGCCAACGCACTTGACGATTATGAAGAAGGTACTTGGAGTCCACAAATTTATTATCAAAATAGTGGAGATCAAAGTGATTCTACTAACTTAGCGTCTTATGGTTGGTATCAAAAAGTTGGTAATGTAATTCATATATCATTCTTTTTAAGATGGACACTAACAGGTAGTGCAGCAAATGATAACATTGGCGTTAAAAATTTTCCTTTTGTACAATCACCAGTTACAAGTACTTATGGTGACGCAGGTGGAATTGGATCAATAAGTCATTCTGGTACTAGCTTAAATGCTACTGATTGTATTGTTCTTAAATCAGCAGGTAGTGGATCAACATTAATGTATTTGGAAGATATAGGTTCTCAAGGAAATAGAGGAAATGAATTTGGTGCTAATAGTGGTATGAGAGTATGGGGATCAGTTACATATAGAACTACTTAGACCGAAGCTACGTCTATAAACTAAGCCTAAACCTGTTTTAATTGGAGATTAATCCTAATGGCACTTACAGAATCAATCGAATACGACAAGATAGAAGTTGTCGGTCAATACAAAGCGGTACAAGTCCGTAAAGCAACAGTCATCAAAAAAGATGGCAAAGAACTTACAAGATCTTTTGAAAGATATGTATTGCAAGCTGGTACGTTAGACGCTTCTGACAACCTAGTTGATACTGATTTATCAGCACAGCCAGCAGAAGTATCTGCAATATGTAACGCTGTGTGGACTGATGATGTTAAAGATGCGTGGAAGGCTAAACTAATAGCAAACAAACCATCTGAATAATGACTAGACCAACAGACCAAGAACTGCAAACTGAATTAGCTCAAGTCGTGCAAAAACACAATGACGCACAAAAAATTGTAGACCAAATGAAGCATAGGTTTACTGAAATACAAGCAATTCTAAACGACAGAAAAGCAACAGTTGATCAACCTGTAACACCTACGCCAGAACAAACTACTTAACTTTTTCTTGTATAAGTTGCCGTGTCATTAAGCCAGTAATGACATATAAAGGTGACAAGGTTAAAATTAATAACAAACAAAGAACACTAGAAAATGCAAGTGTTTTTACTATTAACAATTTAACCATGAGAAAAATTCTTGATGCTTTAACCATCGTATCTACTATCCTAGTTTTGGGAATATTAGGCGGTGGTTTTTTTACATACAAGTATGTTTCATCTGAGCAATTTAAAGCTAAGATTATGAATTCTATACTTGGCGAGGTAAAAGGGTTATTACCTAATGTTATGGATAACGCATTACCAAAAACAACTGGCCCATCTTTTGCTTTGCCAACACTTCCAAAAAAATAATTGGAAATACCTGAGATACATATACCTAATGTTCATATCCCATATACCTATGTGCCTAACTATAGCCACTCAAATGTACAAGTAATAGGTTGCACTTATTACCACAGAGATACAAAAAATACAGGCAATAGAAATTTAATAATAGAAGATCCTAATGGTGT